ACTGGTTCAATCATTAGAAGATATGACACTCAAATTCTTAGAATCCAGAGGCGGTGCGGAAGCATTCGGACAATATATGGCTGGAAAGTTTGTTGATGCAGTCAAATTATCCATTCAATTCTTTGAAGATTTTGGGAATACAATTGCTGAAACCATTAATGGCTTAAAATTTAATCTCAAAGAAGCCGAAATTTCTTTTTTCCAGTTCTTTTATGCTCTGAGCAATTCAGCTGCTGGTTCCATGTTAGGTTTGAGTGAGTTTTCAGATCAATTTGGTCAATCAATGATAGATGCAGCATTAGAATTAGAAGCAATGCGAGGCATTTTTGAAAAACCATTCGATTTCTCAGAAACAATAGCAAGTATTGAAAGATTGATGAACCCAATCACTGAAATTACAGTGACAGCAGTAAAAAGAGGAGAAGAAATAAGGAGCGCGTGGACTGATATATTCAATACAATTGGCGGTGCGATTGATGCAACAACACAAGCAATGACAGCTTCGTTCACTGCTTTTTTCAATGCAACATCAGACAAATTCCTTGATTTCAAAAACTTAGCCAAAGACATTATGAAGATGATCATCACTGATCTTATAAAAGCATGGACAATCATGAATATCATAAACCCAATAAGGGGCTTCTTTGGTTTACCCTCATTAACAGGTAAAGCAGCCGGGGGAACAGTAACAGCTGGTAGACCTTATCTAGTTGGAGAAAAAGGTGCTGAATTATTCGTGCCAAATCAAACTGGCACCATTGTTCCTAACGATAAAATGTCAGGTGGTGCAACAAATGTGAATGTTGCATTCAACATCACAGCTTGGGATTCCAAAGATGCAACTCAGGCAATTGCACAGCAAGCACCCAACATAGTCTCTATTGTTGAAAACAGTTTCAGACGTAGAGGGCAGATACTAGGAGCGACATAATGAGTGGTACATTTCCATCATCCCCAGCTGCTTCAGATGTCTCGGTTCAATCCATTGAGCCAACATTGGTTTCAACAACCATCAGTCTAAAAAGACAAGTAAGATCCAGAGGCGGTCAAAGATGGCTTCTTAATGTGTCATTCCCTCCTATGACTAGGGCTGAATTTGCTCCCATTTATGCTTTTTCAGTCAAACAAAAAGGACAATATGAGACATTCACTTATGTTCCGCCCACCATATCAACCACACGGGGAGACTCTGGTGAAACGATTTCGGTTGACGATACAGGTGTCGTTGCTGGCGATACTTCATGCACCATCGATGGAATGACTGCATCGACATCAAACATACTAAGGGCTGGCGATTTCATTAAGTTTAGCGACCACACAAAGGTCTACATGGTCACAGATGATGTCAGCAGTGATGGCAGTGGTGAAGCGACCCTGAATTTTCATCCATCAGCAGTTCAAGCAATTGCAAACAACTCAAGCATCAGCATTGCAAGCGTGCCATTCAATGTTTCATTTCAAGATGATGTTAGAGAATTTGGCACCAATTACAGCAACTTATATTCATATGAAATAGCATTGATTGAGGTGGTCTGATGGCTGATCGAGGTATGACAGCAGCAGTCATCACGGAGGCTGAAAAAGCACAGAATAGACCTTTCAATTTAGTTGAAATTTTCTTCACTACTGGCACTGTTTATTTCACCGATTCAGATCGAAACATTACATGGAACTCAAATACATATCTGGCAGCTGGTTCTTTTCTTAGTTTTTCAGAAATTAATGAACAGAATGCACTGACAGTTTCTGATATAGAGGTTCAATTGTCAGGTGTGGATCGTACCTATCTGACCACTATACTGGATGAAACATTCATGGATCGTGATCTAATCATTCGCAAGGGGTTTATTAATGATTTAAATGCAGTGGTGGTGGATCCGATCATTATTTATTCAGGCAAGATGGATCAGCCCAATATTATTGAATCATCCGATGGCTGCACCATTTCAGTCACAGTTGCGAATTTGTTTGTCGATTTTAACAAAACCAATGCGAGATTCACCAACGATGAATCACAGAAACTGTTTTTCCCAAGCGACAATGGTTTTCAATATGCTCATCAGGTCATTAAGGAAATCAACTGGGGTCGTAAAGGGGGTAGCAGCAGTGGCGGTGGAATTGTAAGGACACCCGGAAAGTGGTGGAGTAATCCACCAGTGATGCCTGATTTCGACATTCCAACCATCGCTTATATCAATCCAAACACAATCACTGGGGCGGGTTTTGAGGTCGATACAGGAGTATCTACTGTGACAGTGAATGCTTTGGATCACAATCTGACTTCTGGAGATAAAATATCCATTGAAAATGCACTGGCAGTTGGTGAGGTTCCAGCAAGCAGTTTGAACGCAGAGCATACTGTTACAGTGGTGGATACTCAATCATTTACCATTCCAATATCAGAAACCATCACAGAAACTGTCAAGTATGGTGGTGGAAACGAATACAGCATCAATCAACAATTTCTCAATGTTCCTTTCATCAATACCCAAACAACCACAAACGAAGAAAACGTGATCACAATCACCGCACCCAATACCGAAGTGAAGGTTGGTGACATGATAAGAATTGAAGAAGCCATTGATACAGGTGGAATACCGGCTGCAAATTTGAACACAGAACATTATGTGAAATCGGTTGAAGAAAACTCCTTTGATATTGAAGTTCTAAAATTTGAAAAAGTCACAGCACCACCCATCAAGACTACATCAGGATCAACAACTGTTGAGATTGAGATAGCAAACAACACAAAAAACATTGGAGATACAGTGGTCATTGCTGATGCTGTTGATACAGGTGGAATTGTGGCTGCAAACATCAATGGCACTCAAACAATCACCGCTGCAACAGAAAACACAGTCAGCTTTGTATCATCTGGAACTGCATCATCAACAATAAAAGGCGGTGGCAACTCAGTCACCATAGATTTATCTGAGCCAGTCACACCACCGATTGAAACCACAGCAGACTCAACCACAGTGACTTTGAATCAAGGTGAGCATGGATTGGCGGTGGGCGATACATTCACTTTATTCAATACCATGCCAGTGGCAAGTCTGGATCCTTCTGAACTCAATAAAGAACATACAGTGGTCAGTGTTCCCAATACTGATTCTGTGACGTTTACAACCGCTTCAGCAGCTTCATCATCAACCATAGGGGGTGGGTCAAGATCGGTTGTTTTCTTGCCCGTTAAAGCCACCTCAGCAGTTCTTGGTGGTGGATCCCGTGCATTAATAGGATTGAAAAACAGTGTCTTATAATGAAATAAAAATTCATAGATTTGCTGAGAAGTATCTTGGTAAGCCATTCATATGGGGTTTATTTGATTGCAATACATTTGTGCTTGATTACATGGATCACATGTTGGGTACTGATTTATTAAAAGAAGCACTCGGAAAATACGACAACAAGCGATCAGCAATAAGATTTCAAAGAGATTATCCATTCATGTTGAAGGATGCCATGTATGAAAATGGTGCAGAGGAAATCAATATTGAAAGTGTCAGCATTGGAGATATTTTGATCAAAGACTTGGGAATGTTCCAAGCTGCTCATTTGGTTTTGGGAAATCGAGTGATGAGTGCAGATGAAGAAAAGGGAGTGATCTCCATTCCATTGGTTCATCTAAATTTTGATTATGCATTGAGGGTGAGATAATGCCTCAAGTCGCATCAGCAATAGTTTATGGAATTTCAAATGTAATCATGGGGCTTGGGGCTAGTGCAATGACAGCACATGTCATTGGTATTGTAGTCACAGCCGGGGTTGTAGTTGCTGGATCCAAACTATTGGGAAAGTTCATGGCACCAGACGCTTCCGATATGGGGCAGCAAGGACTCGCAATTCGAGACAATGCACCCTCCAACACTGCACCCATTCCAGTGGTTTATGGTCGAAGACAAATCGGAGGAACACGGGTTTTCATAACCACCACCGGAGCCGATAACAAATACCTTCATATGGTTTTGGCAATCGCTGAAGGTGAAGTTTCACAATTGCATCAAGTCTATGTCAACGATGTTCAGCTTTATAATACCGATGGCAGCATCAATAATAAATTTAGAGGCGGTGAAGATAATCGTGCCTATATCAAAGTTAATTTTCATACAGGTGCTGATGATCAGGTTGCCGATTCTGACCTAGCCGATGCAACAAACTTATGGGATTCATCATGCACACTGTCTGGGATCGCTTATGCTTACATTCGATTGGAATACGATACCGATATCTGGACATCAGGGCTTCCGATTATAAATTTCGATATCTCAGGCTCGAAAGTGAGAGACATTAGAAACACAGCTGATGATGCCAATGGGTTACTGAGATTCTCTGATAATCCGGCACTGTGTATCCGGGATTATTTAACCAATACAAGATATGGAAGATCCATTGAGACATCTGAGATCGATGATACCAGCTTCATTACAGCTGCGAATTATTGCGATGAATTGGTGAACATCGATGGCACCACTGAACTGAGATATGGTTGCAACGGAGTTGTCAATACCAATGCCACATCAATGAATAATCTAACCCAGATGCTTACATCATGCAGAGGCTTTCTGATTTACACCGGGGGCAAATACAAAATCAAACTTGATAAAATTGATTCAAGTACCTTTGCTTTTGATGAA